AGCGCATAGTCAGTTGTAGGGAATATCGCAGCAGATAATCCCTGGCCGAAAATTTCCCTGCGAATACTTCTTCGAAGTGTACCGGTAGATGATGGAGCATTCCTGATCGAATCCTCGAGGAGAAGTGTCGATGCTTTTTGTACTCCTTCGCGCACTGTGTTCAATGCAAAAGGACCGATCTTCGGAAGTTTCTTTAGTATGTTTCCTTTTAGTTGCACTGATATCTGCATAGTTTATTGTGGGATTGTTTTTATAACGACAAGCTCGATCTTTCGTCCTGGAAGATCTGTGTGCGTTTGCACTCCTTTCACTTCTCTCATATCATTCTCATCATTGTCGCGAATCAATCGATCTCCGATGCGTACGTCAGCATCAACATCATCGGACCATATACGAAACGTCTTTCCAAAAACACCATCAACCATCGCAGCATATTCAGGAGCGGCCATGTCCTCGTATCCTGTGAGTATTTTGTTTGTATCCTGGAATGAGATCTTGTGTGAATCTCCTGGACCACTTTCCTCAACCGGGATGAGTCTATAAATTGCGTATGTATGAAAATTAAGCATATTAAAGCACTCGGGTTTTTTGATATCTTGCTATCGTCGCAAGTATATCAGCGTCGACATTCTCCATATAATTCACTGAATAGGATTGAGGAGACACCGACGAAACACCCTCGGCAGTGCTTCGCTCATAAATTCGAGCAACCATTCTTGTCACTGCAAGCTCGAGATCTGCCGGAATAGGTCCGACGTCTCCACTTTCTTCTGATTCTGTATATCCGGCAGTGAAAGTGATTTCGATATTTCTTTTTCCTGCGGACCATCCACTTGTTCGATACAAAATTCCAGTCTCTTGATCAATATCAAGAGTCTTTGCGGCCACTTCTGCATCGATATCTATTTCAACATCATCGACAATGATCTCGGTCACTTGATGAATAGGATACTGTGGAAGCATGAGCTCATCAGTACCATTTCCATTCAGTTTTGCTGAATATGATTTATATTCGAAAGATCTTGCACATTGTCCTTCGAAGAAAGCCGAAACGCCCGATATGATCGTGGCGATTTTAGAATCCTTCGACGTATCCGCCGATGGGATCCCGATGTGAGATTTTATTTTTGCGGTAGTCGTGAGATTCATTGTGATGTTATTCTGATTTTTCTTTTTGTTCCTTTATTTCTTCACCAGTAGAGATATCAACCTTCACGTCTTTTCTTTCTCTCGGTTTTTCAATTTTTCTGCCCGTGATTTGCTCGAGCATATCTTTCATTTCACCCATTTTTTTTCGTGCTTGTTTTTCGTGGTGCCCTTTTAGCAGGTTCTTTCTTTTCTTTGTTTGCTTTAGGTTTTATATCCTTTGTATTTTCTGGTCCAGGAACATGCTTTGTCTCCGGAGCTGATGCGATTGATTTCAAACGTATTGCTTCACCCTGTTTTCCTGATTCATATTCAAAAGCAAAACCGGAATCGATTATTTTCAATGCGACTCCTGCCGGGAATGTAGCGATCTCACCCTTGAGATAAGATCCATAGTGCTCGACGAATTTGATTGTTGTTCTTTGCATCATATTTTTTTCTCCTTTTTGTGAGGATTCTGTTGCTCGAATATCCTGCAAGACATTCGAGCAAAATGAATCACCGCAATACTAGGACTCTACGACTGCCTTCACGCCGGTCATTTTGACAAACGCATCAGTGAGAGTGAGCTTGCCGTCGACGGCCTGGTAAACCAAGACCTTCGTCTGCAATCTCTCAATCACATCCTGCGAAGCCATAGCGAGCGACTGGCCGTCCTTGATCCAGTAGTAGTAAGGATCTCCAAAATAGATCTCGGTGGTGTCAGTCCCGGTCCCGAGGTTTTCTGGAATATCTACTGATTCAAGAATTGGCTTTCGGAAAAGCTCATCAAGAGGCATCCCTGGCTGAAAGATAGGACGGTCCTGTGAATCCTTTAATCCGGTGATCGCTTTCGCGCCCATCGAAGAAGTGATCCATACTGCGTTCTGTCGATACTGTGCAGGGAGTAAGAAGTAAAGGTTCACGAGATCTTGATATACAAGACCTGCTCCTTCCTGTGCGATGTCCTCAAGAGTTTCAGTGCGGATTCCTTTCGGCTTTCCGGTCCCGTTGCCTCCGATGAATGCGGCTTCTTCCGTTTCTGCAAGCGCCTTTCCGGCGAGAGAAGCGATGAAGTTCACAATGTTGTAGTCGCTCGTGTTGAGGAGTTTCCACGACACTTTCACCAAAGCTGCGAGATAATGATCTCCAAGTGACTTTTTCGCAAGGGTAGGATGTGATTCTGTCACGAGATTCGCGTCTTCTGTGTCTGTTTCGCCTACCCAGTACCCAGTGATTCCATCACCTTCTACTGGAAGATCAAAACTTCCCGACAATTCAAAGGAGAATGCTCGTGATCGAAGGATCGCGAATTTTGCTTTCTTTTCAAGAATAGCATTTGCGAGTGCAGTCGGTACCGCAGCACCGAAAGATCCTGCATCAGTTGTGATTTGCTTTACTTCTACTGATTTCACGCCGAATTGCGCGTGCTTTGCAGAAGGAAGCGCCACAAACTTGATGAAGTTCGCAGCTTCGGCCAACGCTTCCGCCTTCTCTTGTGATTCGGTTTTCACCGCAGCACTTGAAAATTTAGAAAAATCAACCTTGCCGTTCTCAATAGGAAAACCCATTTCTTTGAGCTGATCGAGAGACGCTTCGGCGAGGACCTCATTGAGATCCACTTCCTTGCCTCCGTCGAGTTGTAGCATGATTTTTTGTTTGCTCATGTTTCAATTCAATGTGGTTTCTATACTTTTTTAGCGCGGACGATGATCGTTTCGATCTGTCCTTTCGCCTTCCTGGCGTCGCGGAGGATGGCTTTTACAACCTGGTCCTTATCGCTACGCGCATCGACTTTTTTAGGAAGTGCCTCCGATCTTGCAGGATCAGAATGCTCTATCGCCTTTAGGGCTTCGAGTGCTTTGGATAGGGTATCAACGGCCGCAGCAATATCAGAGATTGCTTGCGAGCGCTCTGTCGATTCTCCTTCACCTTCCTCCGTTGCAGGAGGATCTTGAGGAGGATCGATCTTCGGTTCAGGATCTCCGGCAGGAGTATCCTGCGGAGTTTCATTTTCTTCTTTTTGTGTTTCCGGTGGTACTTCTTCCGAAGTGTCTTGTTCCTGGCCATCAGATTTCACTTTAGTGATTTGTGCTTCATGGTTTGCGCCAACAAGCACCGGACTCCATTCGTATATCGATATTTTTTTCAAGTGACGTGCGCCATTTGCTTGATCGATTTCATCTTCATCAACACGGAAGCCGAAAGAAAGATCTGTGATCGCTCCATCCTTTATGAGTTTATATGCTTCCTCTGCACGCTGTACGCCGGCAGTAAGTTTTCCACGAACAAAAAGGCCATGCTCATCCTCTCGTGCCTCGAGAGTCACGCCGATAGGTTCCTCCCAGTTGTGGGCCCATATCAATTTTGGATAACGAGGAAAATTTGAACGGAGAAAATCAACAAACGCGCCACGATCAACAATCTCATAATATGAATCGAGATTTCCGAATACTGATGCGTATCCCTCAATGATCATTTCGCCATCATCGGCAGCTTTAAGCTGCGCGTGAAATGCTAGATTGATTATTTTGACTTCTTGTCCGTCGATTGTGCGGACCACGATTTGCGCTTTTGTTTTTTCTTTTGTTTTCATATTTTTATTTTATAAAAATAGCTCACGTCTCGAGTGCAGCGTACTGCGTTCGATTTCGTGAGCCCTTGAGCTCGTTTTTTATTATTATATATCATTTACATTTCAATTCAAACGTCAGAGCGTAGGTGACACACTGCATTGACAGTTTATGATGTTCTCCGGTGATCCGGATGGATCTCCTGGATACTCAAGCGATTCACCTCCAACATTAAAATGATCATGAATTCCTACAACCTGGCCATCAGCAGCAGCATGAGCTTCTCTTGTATTTGAGAATGTTGCGATCCAAACCTTTTTTTCTGCCTTATTCACTTCCATTTCTTGCGTTCTCCCATAGTTTTGAGCACTTCCTACCTCGGTCCTGGCGATAGTTTCAGCACGAAAACCTTGTGCCTCCGAATATATATTCGTGATCCTATTTCTTATATCTCCAATACTTTCACCATTCGCGATTGCTTCCGATAGATTGACACGGAGTGAATCCCTAGTCGTTTCATTTACCGATAACATGATGAAGCTGCGCTTGTCGATGAATGTTGCAGTGTATGGAGAAAGAAGCACATCGATAGGATCAACGCCGAGAAGTTTTGCAATCGCAGCAGCTCCGATCATGATGTTGTCTTTATACATATCACCGGCTACTTTGAGAAGCACTTTATTCTGTGCTGCTTGATCAAAAATAATTTTATTGATCCACTTGTCGATAGATTTCTTCGCATATCGTTGTGATTTAGGGAGTCCTTCACTTTCGAGATTATCCAAAACTTCGCGGAGCTGTGTTTTGAAGAATCCGCGGAGCTGTGTGATGAATTTTTTTTGCTGCTTTGGAAGTTGTGCGAGATATTCCATTCGATCAGCTTTCAATCTCGGGCTCAATTCAGTTTCGTTCGTGTCTTTTTTTTTTGAATCGTCTACAAGACGAGCTCCTTTGATCGATACTTTGATCACTGATTTTTTAGAGTTTCCATGCTCTGCAATTTTCTCACTGATTTTCAAGAATACTTTTTCAGCAATTCCTTCGGTGAGTTTCCTTCTCATCCATGTTCGAGCATTGATTGATTTTCTGATCCTCTTTTCTTTAGGACTTTCACGCTCTTGTACTTTTACTTTGCGAATAGCCCATCCCTTTGGAGCTCCATCTTCTGATGAAGAAAATGGATTCGGATCAACGCCATCACCAATTTGCGGCATTACACCGATCGGAAGGAATATCGAATCGCCCCCCTCGATAGGTGGGAGCTTAAACATATCGCGACGTTCGTTTGTTGTTGCGATTGTTGCGATTGCATTCGATACATTGATAATCTGATCAACATCTTCACGGACCGGTGACTCATAGTCGAGCCACAATCGAGGACCGAATTCAGGGACGAGAAATTCATTGAGACATGAAGTGATGAGCTTCATTTCAGGATCGATTGTATCTTTTGAGAATACTCTTTCTGCTACTTCTGCATTCGCGAGATTCACGTCTTCGCTTGTCATGAGGCCCATCGGTA